ATAAAAAACATTACCACCTTTTTTTTGTCTCTTAGTTCCAATAGAAAAACTACAATTAAACATAAGTTTTTTTCTTTTCTTTAAAAGATCTAAGGCAGATGTAACAGGTGAAAATGCTGTTCCAGTAACTCTATAAAGAACTGGTAGGTTCTCTATAGATATTGGATCACCTTGTGCAGTTTTACCATCTTTAATAGATAACAAACCATACACTAATTTGTAACATCTAATAGTTCTCTGACGTTCTAACTGCTCTGGCGTAAGAGTTGATCTTTCTTTGAAAGGTATCTTACCACATTTTGTACCACCTAACATATCTATAGCTTCTTCTCTCCAACTTTTAAATATTATAGATCTATTTACATACTCACTTTTATCTGCATCATAATGCATATACTGCATTGCACTAATAAATGGTCTTAGTGTAACTGGTTTTCCAAAAATATTTTGACCTACATTGGAAGCATAGGTAGAAAAATGACCAACGGGTAATTGATTACCATCGTCATCTTCTGGTGTGCGATTGATTGATAGTCTAGGTATATTAGTACCTGTACTAGATCCATCATCTTGTCCTATAGCTTGCATTATCTGCTCATTGGACATTCCTTTTACTATTATATTATTATCAGACATTTGTCCTCCTTATTTTAGCGTTTGTGTATATCATATTTTAATAAAAAATTCAATGATCATTTTGTCACATTATATAATACTTTAATTATTAAGTATACTACATAAATAACTGACATTACAAATAAAACATTCTCTAGCATATCCTTGTTTCTCCATCTACTATTTTTATATCTAAACCATCTGTTTGTGCAAAGTAAACCCACTCTGATAAAAACTCATGGTTATTTCTAATATACAGTGTGGTAGGCTCTACCATACACTGATCTTTTAATGAAGTGTATTCTAAAAAAGCAGAATACTCTTCATCTGAATACTCATCCATAGTCTCTAGTGCCTCTATATCTTTTGACATATTAGTCCTCGTGTTTATGTGGTTTAAATGTAACTTCTATTTCACAATCTTTACATTCACCATGTTGATGCCATGCTTGATCAAGATCTTCTAATAATTGTATAAAAGTTCTACCCATTATACATTCTTCTGATGTCATCATTTTTTGAACAGAAGTATTTTTACTTTCTTTTCCATTTTTCCAAGTATAATCCATGGAAAATATTTTATATTTATCTATATGCATTAGCTTACCTCCTCCATATTTAACCAATCGCTACCAATTTTAAGTTCAGTATCAAGTGGTATATTAAAGTTAATTTTGTAATACTGTTTTAATGCAGGTATTACGTCTGCAGTGCCCTGTTTAAATATATTACTCATCACATCTTCTTCTCCAGGATAAACATCAGCTACGATAGAATCATGAACTGTGTTTACAAGTAAACTCTTTACCTTTTTTTCTTTCATTAACTTATTAATATTTATACAAGCTAATGGTACAATGTCAGCTGTTGCAAAACCTTGTACAGGATAATTTTTTATTTGTGTTGCATAAGTAGATCCACCCCAAGGTGTTCTTTCTGCATATGGAAATGAATACTCTCTACCTGTAGGCAATTTAACTCGTTTATATTTTATTGCTTCAGTTTGTAATTTCTCATGCCACACTTTTATATCTTTATACTTTTCTAAAAATTTAGTGTAATATCTTTTCTCATCTTCAGTACCAGTTACACCACCATATAAAGGTTTAAATGTATGAGCCTTTGCGTCTTGTCTAGACACACCAATTATATCAGCTGTATATTGATGCACATCTATTTTATTTTTTATATCTTCCATACCTTGTTTATCTTGTGCAAGATACACAGCAGTTCTAAATTCTAATTGTGAAAAATCTACTTCTAATATTTTACCATTATTAAATCTAGATGTAACAACTTTACGAATAGGAAATGTTTTACCCCTAGGTTGATTTTGAAAATTAGGATCTCTACTAGATAGTCTACCTGTTGCAGTTACAGCTTGCATAAATTTAGGATGCAAAAAACCTTTTTTATTTGTAAAGTTTTTTAAACCTTCTACAAAAGTATTTAAATATGTATCAACAGCATTATGCCTAACTATTGAATCAATAAATTCTTTAAACTCACCTTCTGCTTCTGATGCTATTTTACTTAAAGTAATTCTATCAGTTCTAAATCCAGATTCTGCAATATCATATACACTTCTAGGTCTTTGTCTAAATCCTGCAACTTTTGCCATTGGTGTATACACATATCCGTCACCATCACATTCACTACACTTAGTATAATTTTTATATGGACTACCATCTTTTTTTATTCTTTTAATTACACCTTTACCATGACATGCTATGCATTGTTCTGCTACAGTTCTATGTATTACTTCTGTATTTTCTGAAACTAAATTTCTAAATTTTACTCTAGAGTATTGTGGTCTTCTTTTATTTTTACCTGTGCTTTTGTCAATACCTACATTAAATATTTTAGCCCATTGTTTTTTATCTTTTGGTTTCATAGAGTATATTAACCACGATAATTGTTCTGGACTAGACAAATTAATTTTAGTATCACCCATTTGTTTGTAAACAATTTTATCTATTTTTTGTTTTAAATAGGCAAACTCTGCACGATATTCTTTTTCAACTTTGCCTAACTCTTCTATGTTTATATTGATACCATTTCGTTCCATATCAGTTAGTACTACTAAAAATTCATTCATCATCTTAGCTGTTAGTAACAGATGTTTATTTTTTTCTAATTTAAAATCTGACATTTGAGAATCAAATAGTCTTCTAGTTATCTGAACATCTATCTTACCATATTCTTCAACTATATCTACAGGTATATTTTCAAATGATACACCCCTATCCATAAACTCTTTTATCCTGTCATCTTTAGATCCTATCTTTCTTCTACGACAGGACATCTCTAATGTTAAACTTTTTCTTATACCTCGATTAAGTATATACTCCCCTAACATAGTATCATAAACTCTACCTGTATATTTAAATCCAGATTCTAATAGCCACATTAAATCAAATTTTATATTGTGACCTATCAACAAAGTTGTTTTATCTAATATAGATTGTATGTCATGATAGCAACCTTTATCTATTCTTTCACTATGGTTAGTAAAATAGTATTCATCATTAATACCTACGCTGACAAGTATATTATCTGGATGAAAAGGTGATGGATCATACCCACCATTTTCATTTTTCTGCCAAGATGTTTCTACATCTACTGTTGTAATCATACTAAATCTCCTTTCATAGATATGATTAGTATTTTTAAATGTCTTAATTCTTTTTTATAACTATCTAATTCATTTTCATATTTAATAATCATATCCCACATATCTTGTATATGAAAAGTTACATAGCAACAATATATTAAAACAAAAAATATACTAAATAAAATAATTATATTTAATAGTCTATCTGAAAAACTCATACTTCGTACCTACTTATACCCCTTCTAATAGTGCATACAGGTTCTCCATGATAACCATTTATTTTGTTTTTACTTATGCATAATGTTCTTATTTTATTTTCTAAATCAGTATTAGCATTTCTACCTATTCCAATAATCAGATCAGCCTCTGCAGCTTTGCCTGTCTTAGAGTTTTCCATCTGGTCAAATGAAATACTATTTCTATTATGTGCATCAGCTGACGCTTGTGATATTGCAATGATTGCACAATCTCTTCTCTTTGCTATTTCTCTTACGCTAGTATAAATTTGTCTTAATTTTTCATCTGTTCTTGCGTAAGTACCTTTAACATTAATTTTATCTAACTGATCTATTACAACTATATCTGGTTTGTGTTTTTCACAATGTGAATCTATATCATCCATAGACCAATCAACTGTATCAAACATAGATATATTATCTTTTATATCACTCCAGTATTTTTGTGCTAATATTTTATCTTGTAGTATTTCATCCCTAGTCATACCTGTGTATGATGAGATTGCTCTAATTTGTGTTCTTATTGCAGGTTCTTCGTTTATAAATGCATGTACCTTCGCACCTTGTGCACAAAATCCATAGGGTGCTGCACAGAGGCTAACCCAGAAAGCTGTCTTACCTGTCTCTGGTCTAGCAAATGCTATCATAAGATTACCACCACCAATACCACCTACATTTTCTCTAAGCACTGGTATATTAAATTTCCACTTAGTTGTAACATCCAATAACTCTATAACTTTTTCAATATCATTTGTTACAGCAGGATTTTTATCTTCACTAGTATTTGCCTTGTGTTTATCTATCATACCAGTAATGTCATTAAAGTTTGCTTCTTTGCCATTAAATATTTCTGTAGCCTCTACTGCTATTCTCTGTGCAAGATCTCTGTCAGATAAGATACGCATGATATCTTTTGCTATTTCTTTACTAGGTTCTTGTACTTCTTTAATGTCTTCTACTAATTCACTAAACTTTTCTTTTGCAGCACGAGTTAGTGCAGGATTAAATATAGCAGTATGTAGAGAATATAACTCATCTACTTTTATATCTTCTTCATATTTGTCGTGTGCTTTCTGTACTGTATCATACAAAGAACTTATATCTCCAGAGAATACTGTCGGAGATAAGATGCCCTTGTATTGTGTATAAAATTTCTTATTGAGCATAAGCCTAATCATTTGTTTTTCTATCATCCAACTCCTTTCTTAATATTAATTCTATAGTATTCATTATAGATTGATCTCTTTGATTCCACTCTGATCTATTCATATCTTGTATATCATACTTCCAACTATTCCAGCTGTCTAGTATTTCTTTTTTCATTTTATCATCCATAAAATATCTCCCTTACTTGCTCTGTGTTAAAGTATTTTAAGTCATCTTCTAAAGGTTTTACTATTACATTTTCAAATCCAGATGATCTTAAATCTTTTGCCATGTCATATGCTTTTGTTGTAGCATCTCTATCTAGACATATATATAAATCTTTATATGGTTTTAAGTGTGACTTCTGTATATCTTTTAATTTAGTACCCATGATTGATATGCCTGTAAGTATATTAGATACAGCACAAGCAGAAGGACAATCTTCTACAATAACTGCATCATTACAATCACCACATTTAAATGGTACATCTTTATTACCATACATAAACCATTTAGGAAAATCTTTTTTATTTAATGCTCTACCTACTGCACCTACTATTTTATGTGAATGTCTATTTTTAATTAAGAACACAACTCTATCTTGCTGTACATCATATTTAAAATCTGCTCTACCCCAAGACCAAGACTCCCAGCAATTATTATTTGATAGCCAACGCATTGCTTTTTCATTTGAATATATTGATTGAAAACTATCTGGTATTTCAAAATCTTTATCTTCTATATGTAAATCTCTGTTACCATGAAATACTTTTTCTACATACTGCATATTTTTTTCTCCTTCTTTTTTTCCTTTTGCTTTACAAGATGAATGAAAACAATACCAACTTAATTTATTTTCTGTTGTGTCTACTGATAATGTATTTTTATTTTTACAAAATGGGCAGTCCATCCTCATTGTAGTATCTGGTGGTACAAATAATCCTGTTACAACTGATAGCTGTTGTTTATAATTCAAGTTTTAATTCCTCATAAGTTAGCATATATTTTCTAGGATCGTAAAAATTACCATCGGCTTCAATCTTCATAAGATTATGTTCAAGATAATATGCTACATTATTTTCTACTTGTTCTATTGTTGGTTCGTTGTCGAATGGAATTATTGCTACTGCTTCTATCCCCATTCCCACTAATCTTACTTTGTATTTTTTCATTGTTATCTCCCTTATCAGAAAAGTTTTCTTTTGTCAAGCGATTTTCTTTTTTTATTTTTTTGTAATAGTTTGGGTGCTTCCATTC